TCTTCAATGCTCGCTGGCGCCGGTTCTCCAGTTCCGCAGCTTCCCGGGCCTTTCGCTCTTGGTCCTTTTTCTGGTGTTCTGTCCACCAGGACTGAAGCTCGTCATATGACACGCCGGCTTCTTCCTCGTTGAACCATTCCCACACCATGGCTTCAACCAGAAAGGTACCGTTCTGCGAGATCCGGTACCCTTCAGCCCGGTAGAGCGCTGTCATGACGCCACACAGCATGGCCTCACGTTCAGCTAACTCGGCTTTGAGCACACCGATCTCTTCATTCAATGGTCCGGTGAGCTGTTGTTCATATCGACGAGCGCCCCAGGCGCGCTCTTCGGCTGTGTCGTGTGTTATGCAGGGCATATACTTATTTCCTTTCTTATCAATAACCACAACGCTTTCAACTATACACCAACATGTGTGCAGCAGTTGTCAACTAGAATTTAAGCCTGGTCTAGTGGATGTATTTCTACACCCACTAGACTGTTATTTAAAATCTTTAAACACGTGGTTGGCAATTTTCTGCATCATTCCACCAAGACTGGCATAGATTTCTTCAAATACCCACTTAACTGGATCATGCAGCAGAGTCCAAATCATACTAGAGGGCCACAATGCCATCCAGCCAACAATCATAGTTTTATGCTGGCCAACCTTTGGTGGTAGTTCTGTTGGCAATGCACGGCGTCGCATGGCATCACGAAAGTCTGTTTGACTGAAGGTTGGATTAGCCAAACGAAACTCGTCCATAAATCTACGAATCTTTTGCAGCCAGAAGAACCATTTGGCCACACCCCATACGGTGCCAACAACAAAATAGCCCACAAGATATTCAACAACTTCAAGCGTGTGATTCTTGATCCACATCAACGGATTAAAATCACCAAATATAGCCAAGACTGCAACTAATGCTGCTGCTAGGGCAGCAGCATAACCTGGATGATCAGTATCAAGTAGCTGGCTCATTATCACAGCAGCAATGCCCAAAATCAACCAAAAGCTCCAAGTGCCTACTGCTAAAAACTCTAAAAATATCATATTTTGATTTCCTTGTTTGAGGTGCGGTTTATATGCTATGGTATCAGCAATGGTTGTCAATGAACATGCATAGGCGTCAGCAGGTTTTTAGCCGGTTATACATTTTTGTGTTTGAGATACGCACCCATGATCAATTCAAGTGCTGCTGGGTGGTCGTCTCCTTCAACCTGTAGATCAAGTTGGTCAATAGTCTGCATCACCAGCTTGTTGCTGGCGTCTGTGTACAATCGATCACACATTGATTGGATCTCGTATCGCAATGCAGGTGAGCTCCAAGCAGCTTGTGTCCATTTGATATTGAGATTGTATTCAGATCTACGGTTTTCAGTTGGTTCCATATGATTTTACCTTGATTAAAATGCTGTTAGAGAATTGTTGTTAATCGTGACTATATTCGTCTACGTCGATACCTGTGGGTGTTACAGTAACCTTACAATGGTCGCCAAACATTTCCAAAAGCAAATCATCTGCTTGAGACAAACAGTTACCTACATTGTGCAGTAATGGGTATCGTTCTGCGCCCTCGCCCCAACCAACATATACCCCTTCTTGGTAATCATTCTCATCCTTGCCCTCAACACAAGTTTCATCATATACATTGAGGTCATTAACCGAGAATACACATGGATCCCCGTCGTTGAAATATGGAGTATACTGTGTCCATGTTAGCTTGGTTACATTTGGATATTCAGCAAACACTGCTTTAAAGGCAGTTTTCAGCTCAAGCTTGAACTTTTCACTCATTTCTTGTTTGAGTTGCCGCAGCTCACGATTATAGTTTGTAACAATGGTTGCAAGGTTTAGTTCAGTCATATTGTGGCCTTTCAATCTGCAAATGATATATGTTGAATTTTTTTGGTTTTGAACTTGCTGGGACCAAACATCCAATCTTCGATTGGCATATGTTCTAACCACTTGTTCATGCTGGGAATGTCTCCCATGTCCTGTATCACGTGATCTTCAGCAACGTCACGTACAGACACACGCTGGTTGTCACTGTTGACCAAATAATCGCCAAACACTCGTTCTACTAAGAAGATGCCAAAACTTGAATGTAAGATAGCACGGTGTCGTACGTCAGCCATACAGCTCTTACTGGTGTCGAAAAAGTTGTGAATCGGCATATAGTCTTCTACTTTACCACCAAACTTTTTGACGGAAATAGCAGCGTGATGCAACGGTTTCATAATTTGCTCTTTGGTTGCGGTGTGCAATGGTCACTGTAGCAGTTTTGACTACGGTGGTTATCAACCCACTGTGGCTAGCATACTGCCTGTGACAGGATCAACCGTGTGATTAGCATAGAGGATTTTCCAAGGAATTGTCCCATCTGCTGTACGCCATTGGCGATAATATTCGGCTTGTGCTTTGCTAAACGAATCAAACGTCATGCAGCGTGATTCAGTTTCCAAATCTACTAGGACGTAATACATGTTAAGCTCCGTTGTTGTATAAAAGATAATAGCAGTTTACTTAGAGTTGTCAAGTGCGTTTAGTAGCTGTTTAGGTTGACTTTATAACCAATTCAATGCTGCACACATAGCTCCAGCTACAATGGCATGTGCTGTACTGACATTCATGCTGCGAATAACACCACGCTGCGGAATACTCACAATAGTGCCAAACGGATTTTGCAAAATGTCAGGTGGAATACCGCCGGTCTCATTGCCCATAACTAGGCAAATCTCTGATTTTGGTGCTAAACGTTGAATGTTGGGCCAATTGATCTCCTGCAATGGTTGACCACCAGTTTCCACAAATACAGGAATCCAGTGCCGCTCATGTACCATTTGATAAAATGCGTTGCGATTTACTGAGACATCGTCCTGCATGCCTTCTATCTGATCAACTGTAATATAGTTTGCTGAACCCACCAAACCACGTCGGTCGAACCTACGTCGTCCAAAAACAGTCACACTTTTAGCACCTAAACAATGACTTGTGCGGATCATCGTACCGATATTAAGATCACCGACAACATTAATGAAACACGAGTGCCAAGGTAAGCGATCTTGTCTGCTAACCTCCTGCAGGTCCGAAATAGACAAATGTTTGAGGTGGTCATGAACATTATACTCGCTATGATTCTTGGCTATTTCTGCATCTCGATATTCGGTTAGGTTAAATGCAGGCGATTTCATCTTTAGATTCCTCATTGGAAATGTTGACGAATAGATTGACAAACTTGTATAAATATTGGTACGGATCACGGGACTGCAATCCCCACCCGCTCTATAACTATTGGGAGTTACAGCATATGGCAATTATAACAGACACTACATCAAGTGTCAAACTATATCATTTATACATAAAAACTCATCGTGTGACGGGGTTAAAATATCTCGGTTATACAAGTGCTAAAGATCCGCACAAATATGTTGGATCGGGCACATACTGGATACGTCATCTAGAAAAACACGGATTTGATTATGAGACTGAGATATTATTATCAACTTCAGTGAAGTCAACTATTAAGGAACAAGGAATATATTACAGTTCATTATGGAATATAGTTTCAAGTGACGAATGGGCCAACCTGAAACCCGAGGAAGGTGACGGCGGAAAACTACCGGGTATCAAAAACCCACCAGGAACTGTTGACAAATGGAAACACACTATGTTGGAACGATATGGGTCTCTCAATTCAAATACCACAGAATCCATTGAGAAATCAAACAATACAAAAGTCAAAAACGGCACAAAAAACTCATGGAATGCTCCTGAAGTTAAAAAGAGATCAGTTGAAACTCGCCGAAAAAACGGATCGTACAACTGGACACAAGAATCTCGAAATAAGATCACAGAAACAAAAACAAAAAACGGGACTCTCAATTCAAACACGCCTGAATCTATTGCAAAAGGGTTAGAAACAAAACGGAAAAACGGAACTCTCGGCTTGCAAACAGCCGAATCTATATCAAAACAAAAAGAAACACTGTTAAAGAGATATGGAACACTTAATCGAAATACTCCGGAGTCTGTTGCTAAGTCCAATGCAACAAAAGCACGGAAAAAACTAGAAAAATTGCAACAGCTAAAAGATATTTGAAAGTCGATCTTGCAAACTCACCGCTTGCAGCTCTTCCACACTGAGATGCTTGAGAGAATCGTGAACGTTTCTGTCACTGTGATTCTCAGCCAGGGCTTGATCTCTGTGTTGAGTGATGTTGATATGGTGTGTCATAAAGCCAAATTAGCATGGCTTCAGGCAGTTGCCAATACTCGACCAGTGATACTTGCCATGGTTGTATTTTCCATGGTTAGAATTGTTGTGAACACAACATAGCACGGAAATCTAGGTTGTCAATGATTTTCTATCATTTAACACAAACAAGTTGATCTTGACTGGATAATCAAAGGTACTGTGTCCCATCATACTCCAGTAAAGTGGGAAATCAACTCTAGCACCCGCAGCGACCACACGCTGTACAGAGTTGTCATATCGATCAAGGACTGGCTGCATCAATCGCAACCATGGTCGAGTTCTCGATTCGGGGGTAACTGTATAAAATTCTTTTCGTCCTAGTGATTCAAAGTATCTACACAATTCAGATATTAACTGCGCCCATGTGGTGATAAATTCGGCCGATTTTAAATCAGATATCACCCAGCTCAATAGCCAAGCAGGTGTTGATTGCAGTTCACTTACACCTACTGCTGCACGTAACATGTTGCGGCTGTCATATACAGCTAAGATTGCTCGTCTACGGTTATTGATGTCGTGCGGAGGAAGCAAAAATTCGCTATAGAGATTTGATTGAGTATGGTTTAAACCTTGTGGATATGTACTGTGCTGTTGTTGATAACAACGTTCACTTAGTTTTTTCAAACTTGATGTGGTGCTGATACCATAGCGTAGCCAAACCAACTGCATCAGTAGCGTTCAACACGGCGGCAACGATTGTGGTATATTGGTCGGCCATAATAATCTCTACCCATATAGATTTTTTTACATTCTGTTTCCCAATGGGGACGAGTACGGTGCTGATTGGGATAATACTGGTAGTCTGCTTTGGCTGCGCTAGACCCGGCAATCAAAATCGCAACGACTGCTAGTATAAAAGTTTTCATCAGTGTCTCTCCATATTATTTTGTAGCGATTAAAATTTGCCGGGTATTTACGTTATATATTACAGCAACAAGTGTGATTAGATTTGATTCATTGCATACCATAACTGGTTGGGTTTAATGTCAGCAATGGCTGTTTTCCCCCGTGAACGATAACGTTTGGCACTGTCGCGAAAATGCTCACGTGCTTTTTCACGATTACAAAGACGCCACGCTGTGCTTGTAGGAATACCAAGCTCGACAGCAATTGCAGCGTATGTTATACCTTGCTTGCGCATTAGTTGCGCAGACGATTCGATAGCTGCCTCTGTTTTGGTATTGCTTATGTGCTTGATCTTGCTTGGCCGTCCAGTTGCAACAGCAGCTCTGTAGGCTGTACTGACGCTGATATTTAAACGATCAGCAATGGCTTCAAAAGACATTCCACCAGAGCGCAGTGTTTTTGCCTGCTGTGTATATTGTTGAGCTAGATTCATATTTTTGTCCTGTTGGTTGTTTAGATGCTGTAACATGCTAGAGATTTTTGTCAAGGAAATTTTTTAGCACAAATATCATAACTGCACTTGTGCAAACTTGTCTAAGTTTTTATACCTGTAACCAAAGGTAGCCTACATGATAGCCAAACGTTGAATAACCATATTAGACACACAATTATCACTGTTGAACTAATCAGCGATTGCAGCCCTGCTGGCAGCACATATGTTGCACATACCAACCTCTATGGTAACACAGGTCCCTGCTACAATATTCTATAGACGCAGTGCTTATTCATTTTATGCGACTAACCTGATACCAATAATACCAAGTATGCACAAAACCGTTTGCAGCAGCAAGATCAATTTTATACCTTTGTTTAGACGCCCGGTATTGCTCCAGTATGTTAATGCCAACGCAGATGTTAGCAAACTCATCCAAAGTGCATATTCGCTACTGGCTATAATTATCGCAAGTATTGCATGTGCAGAGTCCATGTTAAAGATACCTTTCTACAATGCGTTCAGCTACTAGATACCATGCATATATAGGAATAAAAAAAGCAAAAAATGTGCTCAAAAATCCTTTAGCAATAATAATACCTGCCAACCAAGCAATTATTGCAATTAATTCACCTAATCCCCGCATATTATTGTCTTTCAATATAAAATGTCCAAGATTATTGCTAGTGCATATAATATTAACCACACCATTAGCATGGTTAGAATAATGTTAATAAGTGTTGAGGTTATTTTACTCACCAGTTTCTGTATTTTATTAAACACCATATTATACTCCGGTGGTAACTGTCAGACTGGATCGCAGCTTAATCCTTTGTTATCTAGGGTATACACCACACGTTTGATATCAAACTCTGCAATAGCTCGAGCACAACCTTCACATGGACAGCTCATACCCTGTACCAGTCCTGTGTCAGTGCCACTGATCTGTTTGATACGAACTACATACAATGTGCTGCGACTTAGCTCACGCAAGCTAATGCTTTTGAGACTGTTTTTAATGGCATCAACTTCGCTGTGAAGAAAAATGGCATCTCGATTTTTGCCATAGCGCGCCTGGAACGGATGACTTTTGAGACTATTAAAACCAAACCCTGCAGCAGCTCCTCGATACACAACCGCACTGGCATGTCGGCTGCGATGGCTCCGGTCGTTGCGTGGAAGATCTCTAACCATTTTCAGCAAGAGATCAACCCACTCCTGATCAGTTCGCATTTGTGTATAAAACCCTTTTTGCAGTTTATCCTAGTGGATAATAGCATAAGTATACTCTAAGTCAACCTATTTTGAGCCATTATTCTAGCTGAATTCCTGTTCCAACACGCGGATTTTACCATCAATATAGGCAGCAATTGCCGGAGCAGTTTCTGCGAGACGACTAAGTCCAGTGCCCAAACCGTCTGTGGGAATAACCACAGTATACCCATCGCGTAAAACTTCAATCAGATGATTAAATGCACCTTCTAGCATCCAATGAACTACACTGTCCCTAGTGAAATCTGCATCTTCAAAGAACGCCGACGATTCGTTGCTGGGATACCATTTAGTTGGAATACCAAATGCATTAGGTTCGCCTCGCATGGCTGCGGCCTGACCACCTCTGCCTGATCTCAACATGTTATCGCCAAATACGTACAAACAATCTCGATTGGCCTTGAGATCTTCTCTAGTAATCCACTTTTGACGAATAACTGGCACTGGCTGATCCTTTTTTACAGAAACATTATGCAGCTTGATCAATCTTGTCTACATATTCGTAGGCAGTTTCGCGCAAAGCAATCTTGATCAGATCTCGGTAAAACATCATTGTATCCGCATAATCTCGAAGAGCTGATAGTTCAATTTCAGCAGCACGATCAGTGCTATTGGCTTTGTGCGCAGCCCGAAGACGCTGTTTATTCCGGCGAATACTAACGGTTAACACTGCATATCGATCACGCCATTGCCGACGACGCTGAAGTGCTTTAGAGTGTGCTCGCCTAACCTCTTCGCTAACTGGAACAAGGTTAATTTTTTTATTGTTACCGGTCATTATATTCAATCCTTGTGTTGTGTGTAAGTTGCTTGTTATAGTAGCACAT